CATCACTTATCCAAATACCTTCTGATTGTGCTTGTGTACCATATGAATGTGTAAATGTTGTTCCTTCTATTTGTTTACTAAAGCCATCAAAAAGAATAGCCGCATTTATAAATGGATTATAAAGACAGCTTCCATCATCTATAAATGCACCAACACTTAAGTTACATGCCTCTACATCTGTACAACCAATTGAATTGACTGGTGGTGGTGGTTCAACAATTGAATCCTGATATTGTGCAAATGCCAAAAATGGCAATAATAAAATTAATAGAAATTTTTTCATAACTCAATCCCGCAATTTAATAATATAAATCTAAATTTTACGCCTGGATTCCAGACTAGTTCAAATAATGTTAATACTCCAAATCGTAATGTGAAGTTGATAATATTCTTTTTATTACCTTCCTTCCAACTGTTTATCCAGTTCATAACTACTCTCCTTTTTTTGTAAATACTTTCTTTTTTCCTCCATGATACTCATAAGCATGTCCTTCTGCTTTAAGAGTTTCATTAATATTATATTGTTTACCTTCAACATCTTGTATAAATATTTCTCCTAATACTCTACCATACTTTCCAGTACCATGAGATTTTATTCTAAAGAATCCAGATTTTGAACTTACCTTTTCAAGTAGTTCTTTATTTCTAGCCTTTGCTGCTAAACCTTTTTTCTTTTCATCAAGATCTCTTGTCCTACTTTCCCAGGTATCAAGTCCCATATATCTAATACGTCTTTTTACCCAAGTGTTGAATCCTAAATCTATCATTGCATCGATGGTGTCACCGTCTACAACTCTATCTAATTTTGCTCTGTAAATATATTTTTCCATATTACTTCTTATTTACAACAAGAGCCATCACCGCCCTTGCATAATTTACAACCACATGTGGACCACCAGCCCCATACTCCGGCAGTAACTAGTAATCCTAGTCCTATCCAAATATTGCTACCAAAATAACAACCGGCGCCTACTGCTAATAAATATCCGCCATAACATTTTGTGTAACATAAAATTTTATTATATAGACTTTTATTATCATCTATATGTCCAATTACTTTTTCATCAACAGTTGTTTTATCTAAAATCTTTTTAACTGCCTTTTTTACTCGTGTTCCTTTTTTTTGTGCCATTACTGGTCTCCTTTTTTAATATTGTTCTTTTGTGAATCTCTTGTTAGCCGTTTTCCAACATAACAATTTATAAAATGCGTCTATATACTTGCCGCGGTCATTTTTATATTTTAAATAATATGAATGTTCCCATAAATCTAAAGCAATAATTATATCGCCAGGCTCATGTACTATGTCCATAAGTGGATTGTCTTGGTTAGATGTTGTAGCAATTTTTAATTGACCGTTATGATTCATTAACCAACACCATCCTGAGCCAAAATGGCCTAACGCCTTTTCTTTAAATTCTGCTTTGAATTTATCAATACTATCATATTGTTCTTTAATGGCTTCCTCTAATGGTCCGTCATATAACTTTCCCTTTTCATCTGGATTTAAATTATTGAAAAATAATGTATGATTATAAAATCCTCCACCATTGTTTCTTAACTTATCTGAATATTTTGAAACTGAATTTAATATTGTTCTTATTCCAGACATTCCTTCTCCCATCACTACTGGAATATTTTCTTCTTTGATAGCTTCATTCAACTTATCAACATATGCTTGATAATGTTTCCCGTAATGAGTCTTCATTGTTTCCTCATCAAATGCAGGTGCATAATCTTTAAACTTGAATTTAAGTTTTACTTGTTCAAACTTTTGTTGAACTGCTTCTGTTAATATGTTTTTTAATCTAATCATTACTTTGTTCCACCTATTCGTTTGAATTCTTTTAGTAGTGGTTTAGTACTTGTTTTTGATTCCATCATTTGTAGCATATCCGAAATTTCGTCAGCCATATCCCCAGATTCGAACATATCATATAATCCTGTTAATGTATCTTTATTTTTAGCTGATGCTGCTGTTTTGATGTAATCATCAAGTACTCTATACATTGTTTTTACATCATTTGTATCTAAACTTACTCTTAATTTTGCCATATCTATTCTTCCTTTATAATTTACATTTGGTCATATTCATCTATCTCAGCCATTATTTCAGCAAACTGATCTCTTAAGATTCTATGTTTATTTTCAAGTGATTCTATTTCTCTACCATAGCGATTTGCAATTGGTCCACCACCTGCTTCTGCTTCTTGTTCCATTTCACTATACAGTTGTTGTATTTCTGCATTTGTATCCATCATCTCTTGTTCAATATCCATGGCTTCATTTCTTTTGTCCATTATCCATTTATATGCTTCTAGTGGTGATTTGAATTTAGGTAATACCTCATTCAATATATCTTTTAATTTTTTCATTTTATTGGTCCTCCTCCTATCCAGCCATCACATACTCTTGCTCCGGCGCATTTAAACCAGAAGAATTCACAAAATCCTACATTGGCATTTTTTACTATTGTTTTACCTTCTTCTCCTATTGCCTTTTCTATTTTTCCTAACGTCGATTTTTTTTGATCAAATGCTCCACAATTGCTACATCTAGACGTCTTTGCATGATCTACTGTTGTATCCCACATATCTGCTTTATCTTCCCAAAATTTAGCAGATCCTTTTTCATCATCTGGATTCAATGGTCCGTAACGATATTCTTTAACAGTTTGATTTCTATTTAAAGTATTCAAATCTAAATCAGTTATTGCATCTTCAGGCTTAACCTTTTTATTTTTAATTTCCTTTTCTTTCTTAAGAGCTGCTGGAGTATTATTATCTCCCCAATCAGAAAGTACTCCTTCTGTTATAATAGATTCCTTTATTTCTTTTGCAAATTGCTTTAATTTTTTCATATTACTTCTTCAACATATTTTTTACAGAATCTGGACCAGCCCACATTCTACATGACCAATATCCGGCTTTGGTTCTATCTTTCTTTTGATCACATTTGTGTCTTGCTTTGAAAGATTTTCTTCGTTTAGGGTCTTTTGTCTTAATACTAAGACCTGTATTATCTCCGAATGAAACCTTTTTAACATTATCAGTCTTTGGATTTTTCACATATACATAAAATTTCCTAGAGCCACCACGTTTAACTTTACCAAGTTTAACTTTCTTTCCTTGGTATTCTGCTTCTTGAAACATCAATGGCTTTATATGTTCTATTATTTCTAATCCTAATTTTTTTGATCTATAAATAACTTTATCCATTATTTCTTCCCTTTTTTAGATTTGTTACCCCAATTTGCTGCGCCAACCTTTCTACATTTTGATAATGATAATGAACCATATGCTGATGGCCATACGTCGTATCTAGCCTTTACTTTATAATAACATTTATCTCTTTTTGCCTTTTCTGATAATTGTGTTAAATATTCTATCAATCTTTCTTTTAAAATTGCTTCTGCCTTTGTAGAAACATTTTTTGCCTTTTTAGGTGGCTTACCTTTCTTACCTTTGTATACAGCCCTCTTTCTTCTTGTAGCTGATGATTTAGCCTTTTTACTCATGCCAGCCGCTTTACTTGCTGGAACACATTTAGGATAAGCTCTCTTACCACCTGCTCTTGATTTCTTTCCTGCGGATGCTCCACATGCTGGATGTCCTCCTCCTTTCTTCTTTCTAGATATATCTACCCATTTTTGTTTAACCCAATTACGTAAATCTTCTTCAAGTTCATCATAACCAGAACCGAATGGTGCTGCCTTACCATCATGATTGGGAGCTACATTTTCTCGTTTAACACAATTAGGAACTGTCTTTCCAAAAAGTTTTTTAGTACCTTTCTTTTCATACCCCTTCCAACACCTTGTGCCCTCTAATATGTTTTTTAATTTTATCATCATACTCCGTCTGGCTTGGCAATTGGTTCTAATTGATCCATCGTTTTAGATAAAACATCGCCGGCTTTATATGTAGCACCATTATTTGTTACTGTATACAATACTACTGTACCCATATTATTTGGTAGGTCCATTAACTTCTTAACAACACCCATTGATCCATGATGTGGACAAGATGCATTTTTATTTTTAACTATATCTCCAATACCAAAAGTATATGGATTATGATCTTCTGTAACAACACCATCATCAATTGGCTGTGACTTAGCTGCTTTAATTTTTTCTTTAGATGATTTAACTGTATTCTTCATTGATGCCTGAGCAGCTTTTAATTTTGCTTTTGCTGCAGCCATCTGTGCTTCTGCACCTTCTACTTCTGCATCTACCTCTTCTGCACTAACTTCTTTTAATAAATCTCCTAGTTTCATAATTGACTCCTCCTTTTTAGGCTCTTCTTCAGCAGGCTCTTCTTCTGTAGAATCTTCTTCTTCAGCTCCCATACCTTTATTATATGTATCCAAATCAACTTCATTACCTGATATTAATAATGTTTCAATATTACGATAATCGAAATGGTTCATTCGTCCACGTTCATCCATTCCAAATCCCATTGTAGGATCTTCGACATCATCGATATCTGTAATAGTTAAATATTGTCCTCCAACGTATACTTTAATTGGCACTCCTGTTAATACAAATTGTCCTATTATAACGTTATTAAATGATTTTGCTGGTTCCATATTATTCCCTGTTATGCGTAAGGTTCTCTTACGTCAATTTTACCTTTTTGTAATAGATTTTTCATTTTAGGCATTTCCCCTTTCTTTGGTTCTATTACCGGCATATCTGTTCTGTCAGGAGCTCCTGATGGTGGTTTAGCTCTTTGTATTAATTTTAATCGTTTTTCTAATACATTTATACCACCTACCGAATTTACAAATTTTGAAGCCATACCAGGATTGATAAATTCTGTATTTTGTTGATCTAAATCTGCAATTATATTTTCAATATCTAGTCTTGTTGCTTTAAATATATTCACATCACCTCCTTTTGGTTCTCCTCTTCTTGCATTTCCAAATACATCTCCTAAAGATCTTAACACTGGAACTAGATCTCCTATCTTTAAATCTGCCTTTACGCCGCCAACAGCTGTTGTAGGTGATGCAAACATTGTAGCTGCCCATCGATGATGACCATCCAAGATATGATTATCAGATGATATCACTGCATCTAAATCTCCCCCTTTAACTCCTCCAACTGCCATTCCTAATGACTTGCCTAAATATATTGCATCTTGAGATGCTTTTAATTTTGCAGCTGGTATAGAAGCTTTTTGTGTATTTACTATATCATCATTGGGGTCGCCATCCTGTTCACCTTTATTTAGAAATATCTTCTTCAATGCACCGGTAACTGGATTTGGAAATTGTATTGGGTCGATTTCTTTTGTCGGAAGTGCTTCCTTAATCAAATTCTTTAGTTTAAGCATAGTATGACCTAGTATTTTTATTTTAATATAAATATGCTAGTGATACTTATTTCCAGAATATTTGAATGCTAACTAATGTAATTGCTAATATTAATGAAACAGCTGTTTTAGCAGTTATACCTTCTCCTAGATAAGCATAGGTCAAAATAGCAAAACTTATAGTTCCTATACCGAATCCTATAAGTCTTCCTGGCCATAATATACCATCAAAATGTTCTACTATAAATGTAGTCCCGTATATAAAACTATATGATATTGGAAAACAGAATATAAGTGCCATTAAGGCGGGATGTTCTTTTGCCCATATCCAAACAAATTGACCATTGGTTTGATACCAGATGAGAGTCTGACCAAATACGAAACATAATATACCTAATAATAATTTACTCATATAATTAAATATAAAGAAAATATTTCAGAAAAACAAATTATTTGATAATAAAGATTTATTGTCCAGCACCACAAACCATTAAGAATCCAGATCTATCATTTGCATCATGTCCTGAAGATCCTGATACCCAAAGTGAACCTGTTGTTAAGTTTACTGATGCTGTTGGCAAGTAATTCATTATCACACGTAAATGTCCTACAATAGTACTATTTGGTGTACCACCTGCTGTATTTCCCATAGGACCTACATCATCTACCTTGTCATAAGAGATTGACATTGTTGCACGATTTTTGTACGACTGTATAAGTGCACCACCACCATTACCGGTTGTTGTAAATTGATCTTCAGCTAGATTACCAAATGATGCTGTTCCTGGAACATGTACTTCTTTTGCATGTATTTGATGCCATTTATTTTCTTTAGAACCTAAATCAAATCCAGCACTTCCAACAGTATAATTAATTGAAGGTAATAAATCTCCTTCAAATGTGATTGGAGAACCTCCACTTATAAATGAAATAGATGCAGATGTTAATCCTATTAAATTTCCACTAAATGTTACATCATCAGTGAATGTTGTTGAACCTGATATTGTAATGCCTTCTAATCCAGCACCTCCTTTTGGAGAAATAAGTGCTAATGATGCAGAATACGTATGTAATTCTTTCCATTGTTTAGTTGAACTTCCTATATTAAATGCATTATCTGCATCTGGTATCAATGATGAACTAATTTCACTAAATGATGCTGTTCCATTAACTGCTATATCACCAGTAACTGTTACATTATCAGTGAATGTTGTTGAACCTGATATTGTTATACTTTCTAAATCACTACTACCACCTTTTGGATAAATATATCCTAATGATGCAGAATACACATGTAATCGACTCCACTGTAATGTTTGACTTCCTAAATCAAGTCCTTGTGATGAATTGGATGACATTCCTCCATCAATTGCCGGAATAAAACTTCCTGAAACTAATATATCTCCGCCATTGGTAGATGTTTTAGCATCGATACGCGCTAATGACATAGTTGTTATATGACCTTCTTCCCATTGATTTGCTTCAGATCCTATATTAAATGCATTATCTGCATCTGGTATCAATGATGAACTAATTTCACTAAATGATGCTGTTGTTGAAATAAGATTTGTAATACTTGATGTAGTTGAAACAAGATTTGTAATATTAGTAGTTGTACCTTCTATATTAGTTGTTCCATTAAATGTTACATTATCAGTGAATGTTGTTGAACCTGATATTGTTATACTTTCTTGTCCTGACCCTCCTTTTGGTTGTATATATGCTAATGAAGCAGTATAAACATGTAAATTAGCCCATTGTCTATTTGTATCACCTAAGTCTGCAGTATTATCATTTTTTGGAAATATACTTTGACTAATCACCATAAAACCACTTGCAGATATATATAATGCATTAAGATCAACTTGAGTAATATCTGATCCACCAACATCTGTATTTGTTCCAATAGTAAATGTATTTGATGTTGCTGTTACTACTTGTGTACCGTTAACATGAAGATTTACTTGGCCATTTCCTGCTCCGGTAAAATAATCATTTCCAGATTCGCCATCAAATAATAGTTTACTATCGGTATCTAAAACAAAATTATTAGCAATAATATTTGCACTTGCACTTAAATCACCTGATGCTGTTACATCAGTTTCTAATTCTATAGTACTTCCTTGAATATGAATTCCTGAACCTGAAATAGAAGTTTTAAATGAGCCATGACCTAATACTGTTCCATCTGTTGTTCTAAATACTGCAGTTCTAAATCCATTTACTCTCATACTCAATGTATCAGCCCCTAATTCAATACCTGTATCTGCATCATCTGTATGTCTTACCCATTGATCTGATTCTAAATAATCAAATGAACCTGAATGACCAAAAACATAATTACTTGCACTTATATTATTAGATGCTGTAATGTTTCCATTATTACCATCTACTATAACTGTACTAGTTCCAAATGTTACTGTATCTGTAAACGTAACTGATCCGGAGATTTTACTAACAAATAATGAACTCCATCTTTTATCTGATGCGCCTAGATCAAATTGACCACTTGCATTTGGTATTAAACTTGATGTAAAATCACCATTTATTGATATGGCATCTGTATTAACATCACCTATTGTTATATTACCTCCCAATTTTACATTGTCTCGTACAAGCAGTGAACCGGAAATACTTATAGTATTACTTGCTTGACCGGGTAACGGGGTTAAATTATTTACGTTAAGATTACTCATGGCTTCTTCCTCTTATATATTTGAGATATATTAGTTAAAATACTTCTTTTTTTATTTATAAATATACATAAATTTTCATTTCCTATATCATTGTTATGGATACGTTTGAATTTTCTGATATTGTATAATTTACATCTTCACTTATTGTTATTGATTCTGCAAACTGGCTTACAAATAGAGCCATATTTACATCTGGAGGTATTATAACATCATTATCTAATACGGATAAATTACCTACTCCTCCTCCTCCTATTACTTGACCAACTGATGATATAGTTGCTACCTCTCCGCCGGTAAATGTTGAACTTTCATTTCCACTCATCAAATCAAATATTGTTGCACTAGCTCCGTCTGCAATTGTTAGATCTATATCTTCAGCAATTGTAACAGAATTATCTGTACTATCATCTACATTATAAATAGTAATGCCGGCTGGTATTGTTGTATTTTGTGTTACATTAGCATTTGTTGTAATAGGCGTTGTAATAGCTTGACTAATAGATATATCTTCTAAAAATATTGAATTGAATTGATTACTAGTCGAACCTAAGTCCCAATTACCATCTCCTTCAGGTATTATAGAACCAGTTACAACTAATGATATTAAATTATCATCTGTAACTGAATCACCTTGATATGATGAACCACTAATAAAAATAGTATTGGCTGTTGATAATTCTCCAGTCGTTGTATCTCCTTTTGGTCCTTGAAATCCTTTTTCTATGATTTCAATTACATTTACCGCATCTGTTATTTTTATTTGTGCCATTACGTTGTTATTTCTTTATTTAGTTTAACTTGTCCATTTAATACTTTTTGTACATATGGTTTAACACTTCCACTTACAATTTCTAAATCATACAATCCTTTTGTAAAATTTAGATTGGCAGTATCTTCTGCTGCTAACTCTAATAATATTGTTCCTTGAATATTACTACCGGATGTTTCTGTTATAGAACAACTTACATTAGCAAATAAATCTCCTCCAAAGCCAGATCGAATCTGCATTCTTGGCCTATAATCTTGAAGGTCGATAGGATCTTCATTTGCATCTTTAAGATTAATAAACTGTTCAAACGTAGTTCCTTGAGTTAATATAAAATTAAATTTTCCAGCCATCAGAGTTGTATATTATTTTATTATAAATATGTAGTTACAACCATTAAAATACAGAATCCGTTGATGGTTTTTGCTTTTTAAGATCAATTCCTTTTATTTAAGTTTTATCATGAACATTTGTCACAATAACATGACGATCTAGGTTCAGTTCTTGTTATCACATTTCCTGTTGTTTTATCTTTTATTACTAAACCAGCCTTGTTAGCCTTTCGTACTGTAACTACATCTGCTATTGTTAGATCTTGAACATGACAGCGGCATGTATCACATATTTCAGTAATCACACGCGTACCTGATGGGGATATTGTATATCTTATCATCCCATATCTTTCGATTCAATCAAAGTATATGAAAAGTTATTTCCCCATGTTTCTCTTGCTTGTTGACATATATCTAAGAAACAATGCCAATCATCATTATCGGCAATTACTTGACAACCTGCTGACCACTTATCAACTTGAGTAGATTTCTTTCCGGCTCTACCGGTGGCTCTATGAATATTAATTCCATATATTCCTGTTTGTGTATTGTTATCATCTAAATCATAATTATCATCACGATTATTATCTCTATAAACAGTTACAGGATTTTGTTGACCTAATGCAAGATATTTACCTTGGTGTAATCTTAATTTATGAGACTTTCTGTATTGGCCTGGTTTCAATACAGCAACGCCTTCTTTTCTCATTATGTTTTCAACCCAATGTGATCCCGGATCGGTAGTACAATTAAAGCAATGAAATTGCCATTCTCCATCGACTTTATATGATATTGTAATTTTGTCATCAAATGCATTTGTGACTTTTCCATTAGTTTCAGAATTTCTAACACCTACGATATTTACATCATAACCTTTATTGTTAGCATCTTCAAACCAAACGTAGCCTTTTGCCTTAACAGCGGCTTCAATCTGTTCGCGTGTATACATAAATAAACTCCTTTAATTTAATTTTATATAAATATGAGTTACCTATGCTTCACTTATTAATTTTGAAGTCTTACTTCTAATTTTTTAATTTTGTCTAGAAATTCTTCAATTGAATATTTTGTACCCTTTTCATCGATGATAGCAAAACTATTTAATAAAAAATGATTTTGATCTACAGCTTTCATTAATAGTTCAAATCCTTTATATGCCCAAAAGACTTTAAAAGACTGTTCACCAAGTTGGTTGATATCATTAACTGTATCCTTTTCATCATTGCCAGGATATAAAATGTAATACATCATAGGTTACTCGGATATGATTTTTCTTTAATTACTTCTTTTGGCGCAGAAGACTTAGATACTTTATTTGGTTGTTTCTTTTTAACTACTGCTCTACCTTCTAACTTTTCCCAATCCTTTTCTGGTCTAACATTTAAATTAGTTTCCCATGCTCCCTTAATTGTTGGAATCTTAATTCCTAAATTGTCTGCCATTGACATAAATGCATTTATATCTTTTGGAAAACATGCTCCTCCAAAGCCTAATCTACCATCTGGTCCTGGAACATTTAAATGGGAGTCTCCTATTCTTTGATCTGCTGCAAATCCTTTAAGAGCTAAATTCCAATCTGCGCCTACTCCATCACATATCAATTTCATCTCATTCATTATAGATACTTTACTTGCAAAAAATACATTATTCATATACTTAATCATTTCAGCTGTCTTAGTATCCATTTCAATAACATAACAATGTGTAAATCGCGTTTCGAATAATTGTTTGACTTTAGATGTATGAGTTTTTTCGCCACCTAAAATAATTCTTGCTTGAGTTAAAAAATCTAATTTAGCAGTTCTTTCAGTTAGAAACTCTGGATTAAATACTATATTTAATTTTGAAAATTGTTCAACAAATATATTTGTCGAGCCTGGTACCATTGTTGATTTGAGAATAACAATATTATCTGTACGTTTATTCTTTGTATATATTTCACTCAATGCTTTATAAACTATATCTAAACTAATTGAACCATCATCGTTCATGGGTGTAGGAACTGCGACAAATATATAGTCACACTCTAATACCTCTTCGATTGAATTTAAATTTCTTTTTGGATCTTTATCATGTATTCTAATTTCATGTGTAGGTGAGAATCCAAATGCTATTGAATTACCTACAAACCCATTTCCTATTATACCTATTTTTTGCATATTATTAAATCTTTTTCAAATGTTTTTAAACTATTTATTGTTATATTTAAATTACCAAGATCAAATGATCCTAGTTCTCCGCTATCTGCTATTATTTCAGCTAATTGTTGTACATAGCCAAAATCTTGTTGTGTAAATTGTCTTCCATCAATTTCAATTAATATCCCATTTTCTACATCATCATCATATTTTAGAATCTTATCATATAAATCATATGAAGTATCTTCCATTTCAACATAATCTGCAACCCTACCTACAGCAAATTGCTCATCACAATATATTGTAGTACACCATGGTTCTAGAACTTTTAAAAGATCTAAATTACAGTTATGTATCTTAAATCCTACATCATACTTTGGTGGAATGATTGGTTTCATATATTCATCATGTTTACAGAAATGTCCCCATTTCCTGATAAATTCTCTAGTTGCTTTTTGATTTTGTTTTAACCATTCATCAGTTTCTCTATTCTTCATAAATACATTACCATCTGGATTTCGTTTGGCTCCATCTGCAAATCTACTTCCTCTACATGTCATATGATATACACATCCTCTCCATGTTTGTATGAATTGTACTCCATTCAATTGAAACCTATTAAATATATCTGTATCTTCTTTTGATTGAGGTGCATATAATTCATCATGTCCTCCTATCTCTTGAAAGTCTGATTTATAAAATGCCCAGGGGGCAAATATACCTTCAGTTACTCTACCTAACAACTTTTCATTTCTATATAAAAAATTTAACAATTCTTCTTCCTTAAATTCTTCTGGTTCAATTCCACAGTCATGTAATATCTTTTCTGGACCTGGGGGATGTAATGGTGGTTCGATTCTTGTTAATGAAACAATTGTTTTAGGTTTTATATATCTTTCAATTGCATCCATTGCGCCTGGACATAAATACATATCTGCATGATATATCATACAAATATCATAACTAGCCACTTCATTAACTAATCTATCATATAGTATAGTATGTCCTAATCTAGTCGGACCTTCATTTCTAATTGCCTTAAAACTAGAATCCTTCTCCATCATTTCTTGACACCAATCCCAAGTACCATCATTTGAAAAATCATCTGCTACACAAATTTCTACTTCATGATCGCCTTGATTTTTTCTTATTGAATCATAAGACCATTTAAGATACTTAAGATTATTTCTTCCTGGTTGTATTAAACTTATTTTCATTTATATATCCTTTTAATTGTTTTAAATAATTCACTATAATCTCTATGTCCTCTTTTAATTATATCTTGTTTTTTATCAATAATAGGATATATCTCAGCACCTGATAATTTACGAAAATAAGAATTTTCATCAAAATATCCTGGTCGTATATCTCCGGATGTATTAACATATATTACAACAGGAACGCCAAAACAACTACATAAAATACTAGACCCTCCACCCATTGATATAAATCCGCTTGCTTGTGAAAATAACTTAAGTTGATTTTCATTATAATTTTTACCAATCGATTGTATAATATCATCAAACAAATAAACATTATCAAAATATTTTGTTAATTGATAATCTGATACTATCCCATCTGTAGTATCACCGGTGATGTTCATTCCTATACGTTCGTTCATATCACATGCAAATTCTGTATTTGATGGACGTTTATATATAACAGAATATCCTTGTTGTGTCAAGTATTGAAACATATTATATAAACATTTAAAATCAAAATAACCTATAGGATTGTCACCATGTTCTAAATTATAGCGATTAGATATAACAATAAAATTTTTAGGCAAATCTAATTCATTGTTATATTTTTCTTTATATGGTGGACATTCCCATTTAGAATAATCTAACCAACCATTTGCCTTCGTCTTATCTTCTTCTGATAGGCTATTATAATCAGTTCCAAACTGTGCCTTTGCATTATGATGTATCCAACTGTTTGGTAAATTTTGTATGCCATTTGTATTATTATCAATACTTCTAGAATCGTATCTTTCTTCTACATTATCACAAAAATAATAGAAAGGCTTCATACCTTTACATGTAACTATCTTTTCCAATTGATCATTTTTATGTAACCAATATGCATATGGAACAGCACATGCTATTTCATAACCAAATTCAGGATGTATATCAATTACCATAATAATATTCTTTTAATTCTTCTAACTGCTCAACTATAGGATCAGTAGTAATTGTCCCAATTAAACATTTATCTTTACCTAATTCTTTTTTATTTATTTTTATATCTTTATCAAATACTTTTTTTATTGTACATAATAATTCATATTTTGATATACAATTTGAACTTATCGTTAGTTCTTGGTCAATCATGTTCCATGATTGCATCACATGTTCACAATACTTTGCCCACTCTAATGTTGTGTTGCCATTCCACATTGCGTTTGTATAACCAAATACCTCTCCTTCTTGTGATAAAAGCCAATCCAATAAACTTTTATTTTCAACTGGTTCTGGACCTATAATTGATGTTTTTATTGATTTAGTTTGTCTACCATGATTGCGTATATAATCTGCAGCAATGCGTTTTGAAATGCCATAATCATCTTCATCCATTTCACAATCTGTACCTGGATGAATAACTCTGCATGGTGCATGTGTATCTAACCAAATTGGTAAATACCAATTGATATCAAAATTATCTGTTCTCTGTGGTATTGCTCCAATACAATTAATGATATAATCTCCTTTAAACTCTAATAATGTTTTTTGGTCTTCTGGAAATCTTCCTATAAACTTTACAATATCCATTTCCTGGCTTTGTAAATATTTTACAACCATATGACCTAACATACCATTATGTCCTAATACTAATACTCTCATATTACTTTCGATTCTTTCAAAAAATTATCCGTTTCTTCTGATTTCATAAGACTTTGGTCAGATGTAAATGACCAACATTTATTATTTATTATGTTATCTGTTATCATATAATATCCATCATTATATGTACATTCATACCATTTGCTTCGAAATGATTCTGTTTCCGATATCATTGCTTCATGTAGTTTTTCTCCAGGACGTATTCCTATATAGGACAATTTAATATCTTCATGTCCATATGACCTTCCTAATGACTTTGCAATATCTGTTACCTTAAGTGCTTTTATATTTGGTATCACAATCTTACCATGGGACTCTCCATGCATATATGCCCAATCAATCAATTCAACTGCTTCATCTAATGTTAATAAAAATCTTGTCATATCTTTATGAGTAATAGGTAACTCTGTTGCACCATTGTCTAATAATTGTTTAAAAAATGGAATAACAGATCCTGTTGATTCTAATACATTTCCATACCTACATAAACATACTTTGATATCTGTTTGTTTATTTGCAAAGTCAATATATAATCTTTCTGATATAGCCTTACATTGTCCATAAACATTAATTGGAGCACATGCTTTATCTGTTGATATAAACATTAATGTTTCTATTTGATGATTACATACTGCAACACTATCAATTAAATTTTTATGACCTATAATATTTGTTTTAACACTTTCATATGGATTATCTTCACATACTGGAACATGTTTTAATGCAGCCGTATTAATAACTACATGAGGTTTATAGTCATTTAAAGATTGTAATATCGAATCTTTATCTTTTACATCTCCAATACAATATGTTACGTCTGGATATACTCTTTGCATATTAACATGTTTATGTTCATCACGTGATAAGATAATTATTTTATTATCTTTATAATAACGTTGAGTTAACGTTTTACCTAACGCACCTGTACCGCCTATTATTAATATTATTTTATTTTTCATAATCTTGTTTTAACATTAGTTCCATAAATTGGCTTTACAAACGTTTCTTCATCATCTTCAGGCAGCCTTCCCCATTTTTTTATAAATTTTTGAGCATTTATTTGTTCTGCAGTTTGTTGTCTTTTTGATTTACTATTTAGGTTGTCCTTTGCCTCATCTCGAAACCAACTGCCTCTTGCAGAAAAATGCCACATCACTGACTTAGTTATCATCTTGAATTCATATCCTTCTAATTGCATTCGAATGAATAAATCTTTGTCTTCCCAACTTGCTGGTGCAAACAATGAATCATTTCCTCCTATCCATTCATAATCTACCTTTCGACAAAAAAATCCAGCACCTCCTCCTTTACGCACTATCGAATCATTTTGTTTTGCAAAACTTGTTGCCCATTTATCAAACCATTTATGATCAAAATTATGATGATAGTAGCCAAATTCTTCTTTATCTACAAATACAGTACCAGGTCTATATTTCGGATCATTTGGAAATATATGTGGTTGTATTCTAAATGATGATGCTATAAGTCTAACATTAGATTCTATATCATCGTAACACTTTAAGAGTTCAATATCTTGATTAGGAGCTATCCACATATCAGAATGAATGATATTTACAAATTCCGTTTTGGCTTTTTCAACACAAAAATTCATGCCGCCGCCTATACCCTTTTCAATTTTATTGTTTTCAATATAATATTCTAGGTTGTAATTATTATCTGCTAACCATTCATCTGTTCCATCTGTACAATTTTCTGCATAAACTATAATTGGCATATCTTTATAATAAGCATTTTGCCTAACTGATTTAACAGCTAATTTTAAATACTCTAAATTATTATTAGATGATATACATGTCGTTATTTTATGTTTCACTTTTAACTCCGTTTAAATTTGCAATCATATTATACCAATACATGCCAACATTTTCATATGAATACATTTCAACTAATTTCTTTCTAGCGTTATCTATAATATATAAATAATCGTTGTAATTTCCTAATACTTTATCAACTATTTCATTTAAATCAGACCAATCTGGTTTAACCGGAATATATGTTTCCCATGGTTTATAAAAATCAGGTTCTGTTATGACTTTACCCATATCCGGTTTAATTAATAAAGATCCTTGTTGAATAATTTCTAAATCTCTGTAACATACTTCACATTGACCATACGGTGAAATTCCAATTTTAGATCGACTCATTATATCATTAGTCATTTGTGGATGCAATTTTTCTGCAACTATTTTATACTTATCTGAAATTTTTGATAATTCATTCCAAGCATCTAATCTGTGTTTAGTGTATAAAGCTCCACTCTCAACAGTTGCAAATTCCCAAGCTTCAAATGGATGATATGTTTGCCATACAGCACATATATCTATATCCTTCTTTTTTATAGGTTGTAATTTTTGCATATGTGGCCAATTATGACATACAGTATAACCTAATAATTTAATACGTGCATATTCTTCATCAGATATATTATATCCTTTATCTAGTGCTGAACCATTACCAAAAAACCATTTACCAACTGCTGTTGGTTCTTTATAATCCTCTTGTGATAACATAGATTTTTTTAAAAGATATATTGCATTTGATTCTTTAAGAACTTCATATGCACCAACTATATCAGTTGCGCCTCCTCCATGTACTAAAAAATAATCTCCACGTTTGTTCGCTAATGCATTTATACCTTTTTCAATACTTTGTTCTAATTTTACACCTCTATTCATCCATTGAGTCATATCAACTAATTCATAATCATAATCATTTGAAGTAGTTAACTGTATACTATATTGTGGCAATAAATTTTGTGCCACTAACAATGCTCCAAAGCATTTTATATTTTTAGGATCGGATAATTTTATTTTTATCATTTTATTTCTTTAAATACATTTTGCCAAGTAAATGACTTATAATTTGGATTAAATAAATTTCTATAATTTTCTTCACACATTTTATTTGCAATACTATACCATTTATGTGTTCTTCTTTGAGCTCCTGGATCGGTTTTATCAATTCCTTCTTCTCCTTTAATGTACATCCTTTTATTTGGATGTTTTCTATTGTGAACCAACAAAATATTTTTAATTACATATTGTGGTATATTTCCTAACACTTTATTTGTCATAAACATAAATGCTGAATCTTCATGAACAAAGAAAACAGACTTTGGAATGTTAACTCCTGACTTAATAACCTCTGAGGATATAACTAATCCACATCCATTAAACTTATGTTGAGGCATAATTCTAACATCTAATTCATTTGTTTTATCATTTATTTTATTCATCTCATCTTTGTTCATTGTATACCTTAAACTCCACCAGTTTTTTGTATCCATTTCGATAAATGGCTTATCCGTAAAATCAGGATGTTCTAATGGTTTCCATGAATCGTCCCACATCTTACACATTCCAAAAAATGCTAGATATTTTGGATTATTATTCTGTAATGATGTCTTATGAAGATTGTCTAATATTGTAAACATCTGTTTAGGTAATAAGGCATCCGATTCGCCCCATATAAGAACATCTACATCATTGCAGTAGTTGGCATTGAATAATCTTCTATAATCTGCTATTGTATGCAATCGATATTCAAATTTATCATATACTTTATAACCTTTATCATTTAATAATGTAATTATTTCTCTCCATCTAGATATAATATCAACCATATTAGCACCTTCTATTTCCTCTAAATCTTGATTTGTTATAAAGGTCAAATCGATTATAACATCTGTATTTTTAGCTGAATCGATTGCATCTGTTAAAGATTCTAGATATTCCTCTATTATCTCAATCTCATACCATTGTACAAGACATCCTATTGCAAATTTAGTTTTCATTAATAAACTGTGTTTTTGGTTTTAATACAACTAAAGACTTTCCAAAATCAATCATATCATAATAATGCAATATACCTTGATAATACCATCTCCCACCTTCTTCTTTTGTTCCTTTAAAATCATGTACAACAACAACGCCATCAGGCTTCAATAATGATAATGCTTTATAAGCACAATTCGGCCGAGCTCGACCGTCAACTAAAATGACATCATATTTTTTGTTAAGAGTGGCTGGAAAATTTATATAATTAATATATTCGTGCCAATCACGTCCATCTCTACATACTCTAAAAAGTATATTATTATCAATACTTATCTTATTATTTCTTTCAATACATGGCTTCCATACATTAAATGCAGATGTATCTAATTCCTTGTCACGTAAATTAATATTATTAGATGGAACATGATGTAAATTAGCATTTGCCGGCAACTTATCTTTTATATTGTTATACCACTCAATATTATGTTCTATTGAATCAATATGTTTAACATATTGAGCTAATTTAATTGTACTACCACCACTTCCCCATTCTAACATTTCTGTTTCAGAATTTAAATATTTTGTAATACATTCTCCTTCTATACGGGTCATTGCTATTTCCCAGTATCTACCATTTGAATCTGTTGTACCTTCCCACATTTCAAGGCCTTGTCGTTCTAAAGGTTTTTGCAATTTATATATAGTCATGACTTATCTCCGTATAATTTATTAAATGTTTTTTCCATCCAAAAATATGTTAATTGATCATCTTTATTATCTGGAATAGAATTATATTGATATATCCATCCTATATCAATAAATGGCATGTGTTCCAATAGCAATTCTTTTCGAGCCATATCAACCATATTGTATTCATATGGTAATACTTTATAATCAATATTTAACATATGAGTTAAAAAATTTACCGGTGTTTGATCTGTCCCAACATGCCATGTCTTTTCTGCTGTAATTAATTGTTTTTTATTATTATGAAAAAATGATAAAATTTGATTAAAAAATTCTCTATGAGTTTCATTAAATATTAACATTCCAGAATCAAAATAATGATCATATCTAAACATATATCCATTAAAAAAATATTTTGAATAATTTTCTATACTACGTAATACCCAATCATATGATCCATCATTATGAACAAAACAAAATTTACGATCGCTCATTTCAAATACATTTGGACAATCTGGATGTGGAATTGTATCTGCATCCACATACATAATCTGATCATATTCAATTTTATTTGCTTCTAATAAATCAAATATATAATATCTCTGCCATGATATAGGCATTTCTGAATGTGGCAAAACTTCATCATTTAATATGAATAATTCACAATCATTTTTATCACACCAAACTTTCCAACTATCAATACTAAATTTATAAGGATTACTTCTAGACTTTGCCCACCGGCCAACTTCTGTTTGTTTACCTTGTAATTTTACATCTACTATAAATACTATATTTTTTTTCATATTACTTTGCATATCATTCCCTCAATACCTGTTAACACTTTACCATTACCTGACTTATAACCATTATTCGATCCTATATACTTAATAAATTGTATTTTTCCTTCTGATATTTTTTGATCTACTGCAGTCCGTATAGTATTTCCTAAAGAACCATTTGGATATCGCTTTGCACTGCAGTCATCAAATATTAATATAGGCTTGTTAAGTTCATTAACACATATATCAATATCACGACAAACTTGGTCATGATTATGTCCAGCATCAATATGAACTACATCTGCTATTGGAAATTTAAATGTATTTGAATATACATCAGCTAATATAAATTTCACATTATTCACATCTGAACAACGTTCTTTTGATATTTCTATATTATCTGAATTATGTTCTACTCCTATAACATGTTTAAAACATTCAGCATATACTCTAGTTGTATTACCTTTACATGAACCTAATTCTAATATAGTTTTATCTTTGTATTCTGGATTACTAAAATAATTTAATATATCTTCTTTAAATTTGTTAGATGTTGTATCCTTATCACTATCTTTATTTTGTATTTTATTTAACACATATGATTCATCATAATTATGTTTCACCATATTCCATATTTCTAATGAAATACGATTTCTTTGTTCTTTTGGAAATCCTTGCATATACCAAATATAACCATACTTAATAAAAAATGGAGTTTTATCTTCATCTAATTGCCAGTTATGATTAAACATCTGTTTTCTATGAATATGAGTTAATTTATAAGATAAAGATAAATCTGTTTTAATATCTACATTATTTATTTGTAGCCAATAATTTAAAGGAGTTTGTTCTGTTCCTCTTCTTACTATTTTATCTTGTAATTCTACAAATTTATCTACATTATCATAATATAACATTGTAAATGATTGAAATATTTCTTTATGACTTTTATTAAATATCATAGGCGATGAATTAACATATTTTGATTGATCTAATTCAAACCCATTAAAAAATTCTTTATATCCTTGAATACTATCATGTACCCATCTCATATTATCCATATCTCTCCAAGCTGTAAGCTTATGATCTGTCAATTCAAAAAAGTTTGGAGCATCCCATTTAATTATAGCAGCACCATCGACTAAACATATCTGATCATAATCAATTTTTCTTTTATCTAATTCATCAAATACTAAAATAGCTTTTTGCCAATTTACTCGAAATCGTTTTAAATCCGTTTCAATAGGTTCTTCTAATGGCACGAATAACACATCATTTTTCTTACACCAAAACTCCCATGACTTTCTAGAACAGTCCATCCAATCCCATCCTCCATATTTGTCAGCGTACATATCATTTTTTACGCCTATCCACCAAATTACATTTTTACTCATAATTACTTTTCAATTAAATAATTTCCTATTACTAAAACATCTATACCTGTGCCATAAAAGCATCTAACAGCATCTTGCGGTGTACATACTACCGGCTCTCCTGCTATATTAAAACTAGTATTCAAAATTACTGATTCTCCAGATAAGGATTTAAATTCGTTTATCAAATTCCAATATCGTTTATTATCTTCTTTACAAACTGTCTGCGGACGTACTGAATTATCTTCATGTACTACTGCTGGAAGTTTTTCTTTTATTCCATCTTTAGCATCATATGCAACAATCATAAATGGAGCAGATTCTATATTCTTAAGATATTTATTGGCATCTTCTTGTAACATTGAAGGACAAAATGGACGATATGATTCTCTATGTTTAACCTGTGAATTAATAATATCTTTCATATCTTCATTTAATGGATTACCTAAAATACTTCGATTGCCTAATGCCCGAGATCCTATCTCCATTCTACCTTGAAACCATCCTATTATTTTATTTTTATAAATTTTTTCTGCTGTTACTTTTTCTATATCTTTATGATATGTATAATTTACTTTACAATAATCTAATACATGTTTTATTTCTTCATTTGAAAAGGATGGACCATAATAAGCATGTTGCATTTTATATTGTTTAGGATTAAAACCTAAATCTTTATAAAGTTGTAATGCCGATCCGATGCTTGCTCCATTATCACTACTCGGTGGTATAACAAATACATCATCAACTTCTTTCATTGAACGAATTTTTCCATTCATTTTACAATTCATTCCTACGCCGCCAGCAATACAAATATTTTTCAATCCTGTTTGTTTTATACCCCATCGAACTAAATTCTCTACAGCTTCTTCTAATAAATCTTGCACACAAAATGCAATGTCCTTATGATACTGTGTAAAATCTTCTCCATGGTTTCTTGGCGTACCTAATAAATCAGTTAATTTATCTGTAAACTTATTACTTTTTGTACGTTTATCAAAATAAATATATGATGGATCTATAGTATATGAATCTTCTTTAATTTGTATAATCTTTCGTAATTTTTCTTTTATTTCTTTAACATCATTTCCATATGGCGCCAAACCCATTACTTTACCTTCACCTGTATATGCTTTGAATCCTAAAAATTCTGTTATTGCTGAATAAAACCATCCTAATGAATTAGGTAAATTTATTTCCTTTACTTTTTCTATATTAGTACCACTACCATACCAAATTATTGTTGCATGTTCTTCACCAGAACCATCGATGGTTAAAATTAATGATTCATCAAAACCAGATAAATAATATGTACTAGCTGCATGACTTCGATGATGTGGTATATAATGTATAGGTGGTAATGTTTCTCCAATCTGAGTTTGCAATTGAAATTCTAAATAATTAGGATTCCAATTGGTTGTTTTTATTTGATCAATTAATTCATCCAATTCAGTCCTTCCCTTTAATTCTCTCGATCGAAAATTATCCATATGATTTGGATATTTAAGACAATCCCATGCAATTGCTATATGATCTACTTCTTTAAAAGATATAGAAGCTTCCTTTAAAACATATCTAATAGATTGAATAGGTAAACTAGATGTAGTTTTAATTCTGTTAAACCTTTCTTCTTCTCCAACTGCTATTATCTCTCCATTTTTTAATAGACAAGCTGAAGAGTTTTTATTTGGAAATATTCCTAATATATAATTTCTAGATTCCATATAATTGAATTATTTTTAAATGTTCTACGTATTTATTTCCTTTTTTAGAACTCTGAAAATCTATATGAAATGCATCTAGCATATCTCGTTTAAAATATTCTTTATTCTGCTGTGAACTAAATTTTGATAACATTGATAATTTTTGTTTATATTCATTTGTTATATCAACATACATATTTGGTATCCAATTATTTAATGTAGATGGAGTACGATATTCAATGATTGAAATATTTTTACATCTTGTTAATGCGGCTGCCAATCGATTAGTTAATCTATGTTCAAAATGAGCATCAATATATGTCGGAACAAATATAGCCTGGTGATCGTCTAAATAAGATGTTTCAATTGTATTAATTAAAAAATCTTCTGTATTATTTTTTGGCTTAAGTGATGGTTGAACATTGATTGAAATATTATCTACATTAGCCTCTTGCCATGCAGATTTTAATTCAATTTCTCGTATATCTACTCCCGTGCCTTCAAAATCTCCTCCACCTGATAATGTTAACATATCAAATTGAGTATCAGAATATTTTATAATCGATCCTCCGAGTCCAATTTCAATATCATCCGGATGAGGAGATAGACATAATACTTTGTTAAAATTAAGATACTTCATTATTTAAATATAATAAATTTTTTGCATGATTCCTAAGTTATTGTTTAAAAATTGGTATTGAAATCATTTTATGTTTATTTTGTTTATTAAACTTATTGTATATATCAAGAACTTCTTGCTGTCTTTCTGACATTGTAAATCCTTCTTCATATCCCATCGCCCATTCAAGTTCATCATATGTTGCGCCTATTTGATCCTCATCTGTTCTACCATCTTCCCATAATCCATCTGTCGGAGCTGCATTAATTATATCTTCTGCAATTCCTATTTCTTTAGCAAGACTTTTTACTTCCGATTTCATCAAATCTGCAATTGGACTTATATCAACTCCTCCATCTCCATATTTTGTAAAAAACCCAACTCCAAAATCTTCTATTTTATTTCCTGTACCTACAACTATTCCATTTGATGTTTGTGCTATATGATATAATGATGTCATTCTTAATCTTGCTCTTGCATTCGCAAATGCTAAATCGTCTATAAATAAGTCACTAAATGTAAGTTTAAAAGTTTCAAAAAGATCTGTTAAATCTTTTTCAATTACATGTACATTTTCATATCTATCTTCTAAAAATCTTATATGATTTCTAGCTCGTACTAGTTCATCGTTACTTTGGTACTCCGGAGTATCTACTCTTATCCCGGGCATTATAGGCATTGATACGATAGTAGTTTGTATACCTGTTTCTGCACATAACGTCGATGTTACTGCAGAATCAATTCCACCAGATATGCCGATAACTAAAGATTCTATTTTATGTTTAATTACATAATCCTTTATCCAATTTGAAATTTTATTTGATAGTTTCATAGAATGCCTTTTAATTGTTCTAATACTTCTGGTCTTTCATCTTTAACAATGATAGTATAACCTAATTTTTTTAGAGCCAATGCAAATTTTAATTGTTGAGACTCTTCGATTAATACACTTTCTTTTTTGTATGTAACATAATCAAATATTAATGGTTTAGTTTTATCTATATTATTCTTTACAAAATCTTCAATTTGATACTGTAAATGTTTTTCATTCATTCTATCAGTTGCATTTGCTATTTCCGCATCTACTCCTATTTCTTGTCCACATTTAGCTAAAGCTCTATTATCTCTTGGAAAACAAGGACCTCCAAAACCAAACCCAGGCTTAATATATTTTGTACCAATTCTAGAATCTGATCCAACTGATTCTAATACCTTTTCCGCATTACAATTTAATCTAGATGCAATATCACCTACCATATTTGCAAAAGATATTTTAGTTGTTAAAAAACAATTAACTGATAATTTTACTAATTCTGCTTCTGTTCTAGTTAATTTGTTATAAATTGGCTTTGACTCTACCATGTCTAAATATATATTCTCAATTAATAGTTCAGCATATTTATCGGCAGATCCAATCAATACACTGTCACACATTACTTGATCTCTTATAATAGTTCCTTGAGCTATAAATTCTGGATTATATGATACATAATAATTATATTCTTTTAATCTTTCATGTAAAGTGTCACAATATCCTGGAAATGTAGTACAGTTAATAATTAAATCTTTTCGACGATCTTGTTTTCCTAATGATATTAATTTATCCGCCACTTCTTCTATATATGTATGATCATATTTCCAATCAACAGTTGAAGGTGTTGGAACAACAACGAATATAATATCATTTTTTAATGATTTTTTAATATCTGTAGTGAAATGAATATTGTTACTTGATTCTAATAATTCATTTACGCCTTCTTCACTAGATTGAAAAGTTTTAGAATTTAGCGAATCTATATAATCTTTATTTATATCTACTCCTATAATATATGAACCTTTTTTCTCTAAATTTAAAGCTAAACATAATCCTAATCTTCCTACTCCTATTATACTTATATTTTTCATAATTTATCCCTTAAAAATATTTTGCATTAGTATATGTATTGCTAATATCTATAACCTGTAAAGCATTATAAATTTCATCTATACCATCTTCCATACTAATTTTTGTATCAAAACCTAATTTATTTATTTTTTCATAACTTACTGTATAGTTCCTTTTATCAGCATCTGTTCCTATTTCTTCGAAATGTACAAATGCACCTGTCTTCTCTGCAATCATATTACAAATCTCTTCCTTGCTATAATTCATCGAATCACTACCTACATTATAAACATTGTTTATCATATCATCTACATTATCAATTCCAAATAAAAATGAATCAGCCATATCTGATACATGTATAAATGTTCTCATGAAATTCTTTTCATATACTACCAAATATCCATCTCTCAAACATTTATTTGTAAAATCATTAACTAATAAGTCTAATCTTAATCTAGGAGATGTTCCAAATGCTGTTGCAAATCTATATGCTATTGTATTACCTCTTGCAAGTAATAATTGTTCTGCTTCAGTTTTTGTCTCGCCATATAAACTTAATGGATTTAATGGAGTCTCTTCTGTACATATATCTGTAACTGTTCCGTAATTACTACCAGTTGATCCATAAAATATAGGCTGATCATCTGTACATGCTTTTATTAAATTAATAGTTCCTTGAACGTTAATTTCTTTTGCTAAATCTGGGTTCATTCGACATACTGGAAATCCTACTAATGCTGCTAGATGAATAATAATATCCTGTCCCTTTGTTGCCTTTTTTAGTTTATCTAGATCTCTAATATCACCTTTTATAAAATTAAAATTTTTATCCTTAAAAAATGGTATTAATGGATTACCACCCATCATTAAATTGTCAAAAACAGTAACGTTATACTTTTTTTCTAAAAGTTTAGGTATTAATGTAGTTCCTACATAACCAGCACCGCCAGTAACTAATATTTTCTTTTTCATAATTTATACTCCTTTAATAATGTTTCTAATTTAATCCAGTCATTTTCTGATATCATATGATTATTACCTATAAAAAATCCTAATTGGTGAAGTGAATCAGCAACTGGAAATTTTTCTGGTTTAGGTAATTTCCCATCTCTTTGTAAAAATGGCTGTCTTAATAAATTACCACTACATAATGGTCTAGTTTCTACACCATTATTTCTTAAATATTTTTCTAATTGATTCTTAACTTCAAATGTTTTACAAATAAAAGGAAAACAAAAACTACTATTACCTTCTTCTTTATATGTTCCATGAAATAAATTAGGATATTTTTTGATATTATTTATAAATCTATTAAAATTAGCTTTCCTAATTTCATTATTTTTAGTTAAATTTTTAAGTTGTGATGAACCTAAAACTGCATTTAGTTCCATACTTCGTAAATTATACCCATCAGTTATAAACATAAACATAGGATGTATATCCGGATATTCTTTTTTATATTCTTCATATTTTGCCGGTGTTGCTTCTCTAGCCATACCATGACTTCTTTTCATTTTCATTATATTATATAATTCATCATCATCTGTACAGACAAATCCTCCTTCAATTGTAGTCATATGATGTCCAAAATAAAAGCTAAATGTTGATCCTTCTGATAACGTTCCACATTTTTTTCCTTTATATGTCGCGCCATGAGATTCACAGACATCTTCAATAAAAACTGCTTCAGGTAAAATTTCTTTATATACATCCATTTCAGCTGCAATACCAAACAGATGTGAAACAAATACAGCTTTTATATCATGATGCGCTAATGCTAATACTTTTAAATGATGTTCATTAAAACTAAAAGTAATAGGGTCGACGTCGCAGAATATTGGCTGAAGTCCTAATTGCATTATTGGAGATATATTAGTCACCCAAGTCATCGCTGGGACTATAACTTTATCTCCATCTTTAAGATTATATTTTTCTTTCATAGCTGCAACTAATAATAAATTAGCTGTACTACCTGAAGATACAAATAATGAATGTTTACATCCTAACCAATCCGACCATTCTTGTTCGAATTTTTTAACCATTGGACCATTAGTAAAACGTCCAGCATTTGTAATAAAATCAATCATAATTGATTTATCGTCTGCCGTTATACAATCTTTCATTAATGGCCAAAATATTTTATTTTCCATATTTTTTTATTACCTCGTTATAAACTTTTTTTATTCCATCACTTAATGTAGTAAATTCAAATTCACCTACATTATTTAACATTTTTCTATTACTAACAGTTTTTCTATATTGCCCATCTGGCTTTGATATATCAAAATTATACGACATATTTTTGTCCAAACCTTTTATAGCAATATCAGCCATCTCTTTAATTGAATGTTCTTCTGTAGTTGCAACATTAAAACTTTCTGTAATATCATAATCAATTACTAATTTTATCGTACGTGCTAAATCACCTGCATACATAAACTGTCTTAAAGGATTGCCAGTTCCAAATAAATTAATTTCTTTTTTATTTTCATTATCCGCATCTATTATTTTTCTAATTAATGCTGTTATGAAATGACATTTATTTGGGTCATCAAAATGATCATGTTCACCATATAAATTACATGGAATAAGATAATTGTATTTTGTTCCATATTGTTTGTTGTAGGCATTAATAGCTACTAATAATGATCTTTTTGTAAACCCATAACTAAAATTCGCATCTGCCGGTGGTCCTAAATGAATATCATTTTCTGTCATTGGATAATTATCTACTACATCTGGATACATACATGTACTTAATATAGCAGTAAATCGAGTTGTATTATATTGTTTGGCCATCATTAATACATTTGTATTAATTAATGTATTATCATTATAAAACTCTGCCGGTGATGCTATATTTTCTAATATTCCACCTACCTTTGCTCCTAAATGAATTACATGGTCAGGCTTATGAGTTTCGAAACAATTTTCTACTTCTAACCAATCTCGTAAATCATAATCTTTACTTCCTATATAGGTAGCATTTGGTAATATATCCTTAAGATATTTTCCAACCATACCCGTTCCACCTGTTACTAATATTTTTTTCATTTTATTCCTTTTACAAACATATTAATATTATCTCGTACTGCATTAAAGCTAAATACATCATTAAGTTTCGTCCATGCATAATTAATTACATTAAAGCGAGCCTTTTCATCATCAATATATGTTAATATCCTATCTTCAAGAATATTCCAATCAGTTGTTGCTGTATCTGGATATAGTAATTGATGATTATCATTAATACCTCCTATTTGTATTGTCCCTGTACTAGCAACTTGCGTACATTGATTGCCTGGAAAGTATTCTATTGGATCTAAGTTAACATGAAATTGACATGTCGACCAGCTTTCAATAAATTCTTCTTGTGATTGCCACCAATACACTCCCTCTTTTTTATATTCTCTTCTTACAATTGGAATATTATGTTTTTTATTCATATATTCACAAAATGCTTGAGTAGTACCATGTCTAGGTGGATGATTTGGGACATATTCATATAATGCTAATTTTTTTTCTTTAAAATAATGTTTATGAAAATATTCTACATTATGTGGCTGTGCAATAAATTGCATTGGAACATTTAACTGATCTTGTATATTAACAAATTCTTTTAATTCTGGTCGATTATGTATTACACCATCACATTCGTTTAAAAAATTAATTCTAGCTTTATGTTTAGGATGTTTAAAATCATGAGCAGGACCTGTCCATACTTCTTTTATGAATCCTATTATTTTAGCATTTGGATATTGTTTTCTTAATGCAGATACATTACACCAATCATATTTATCTAGAAATCTTTCTATAGTTACAAATATAACATCTAAATCTAATTTAGGTAAATTACTTTCATAATCTTTCCAATTTATAAAATGTCCATCAAACAACCATGGATAGTTCCATGTATTCATAAAACATTCTGAGCTTATAGAACCTTCATATGAATGTAATGTATCATTTTTAAGTTTATATGCTTTAGAATTTTTTACATAGTATGAGTCACAATTCCCAACCGTATCTATTATTAATGCAAACTTCATTTTGAACTCACTTTATCTAAATTGTTAAACAAATTATAATAGTACATACAAATTTTTTCAGATGTAAATTGTTCTGAATATTTTTTTCTTATATTATGTACAATTTTTTGATTTACTTCATTAAAATTACTAAAAATATAATCTAATTTTTCTTCAAGATCAGACCAATCATAATTACACGCAATAAATGTCTCATCATCTATCATTAAATTTGGCAAAGTATCAACCATTTTATGACTAGGCTTTAATATAATTGTTCCAAATACCATAGCTTCTAAATCACGAAAACAAAATTCTCCCATACCATACGGGGATATACAAACTTTTGAATTCCAAAGATTTTTTACATATTCTTGATATGGCAACTTCTCAGTTAACATTGAATATTTAGATTTTAGTGGTTGAAGTTTATCCCATAATCCTCCTCTATGTTCAGTATATAATAAATCATTACGTACATTATGATCATAGTTTTCCGGATGATATGCTTGGAATATTGCACAAAGATCTGTAGTTTTATTTGTATTGATCGGCTGGAATTGATGATAGTTATTCCAATAACCTAAATTGATATGAGAAAACTTTATTCTGTTCCAAGTTTCTTCTGTAATATTATATGACAAATCTAAATCACTTCCTTTTCCAAAAAAGAATTTATTGAATGCATATGGCACTTTATAATCTTCTCGATTTGGTAACAATTGATTTTTCATTAAATAAATAGCATCACTTTGTTCAAATACTTCATATGCTCCCATTAAAGATACAGAATCAGATCCATCAAATAAAAAATAATCTCCTGTTATTTTTGATAAATTATTTAATCCATAATCAATACTTTCTTGTAATGACCTTTTTTTATCGATAAAATCATGCATTCCGACAAAAAGATAGTCAAAATCATTTGATTCTGTTATATCAATACTATAGTCACGTAACATATCTTTAACAACAAATAATGGATTAAATGTTGGACGATTCCTATCAATTGTTGGATTTTGAATCTTTATTTTTATCATAATATATTTTTATAACCTTCTATACAGTATTCTATTCCTTCGTTCAATTTAGTTTTAGGAGTCCAACCTGTATAGTCTTTAATTTTATCAGAATTTAAATATTGTGTTGATATCTCTGGAAAGTCTTTTTCTTGATAATCGATTGATATATTTTTATCAATTTTTGATAATATTGTATTTACTATTTCTCCGATTGTAACTATTTCTCCACTACCAATATTAAATGCCTCGCCTTTAGTTGCATTTATGTTTTCAATTAATGATAAATAACCATCTACTGCATCTTCAATATATAAAAATTCTCTTACTGATTTTTCACTTCCTTTCCAAATTGTAGGAGCCTTTCCTTGTAATGCTAATCTAATTGTATTTGGAATAATTCTTGACATATTCATATCAGCGCCTCCATATAAATTAGAACATCTTGTAACAACTACCGGAACGCCATAATTAGAATAATATGACCGAGCAATTAAATCTGTACAAGATTTTGATACTTCATAAATACCTTTACCATTCATTGCATAATTTTCTAGATATGGAACTTCACCCGATCCATATGCTTTATCTGAACTACTAATTGCAACAGCTTTAACATTATACATTCGACAAGCTTCTAAAATATTTACTGTACCCATAACATTCGTTTCAAATGCTAATTTAGGATTTGGTTGACATTTTTTTACTTCTGAAAGAGCTCCAAGGTGAAATACTGTATCAAATTCATATTCGTTAAACAATAATTTAATAAAATCAAAATCTCTAATATCTCCTTTGACTAAATTAATCTTATCAGTATCTACATCTAATGATTTAAGAGTAGTCTTTTGTTTAATATCCAATGTAACAATTGTTACACTATTTACTTTAGGTAATACACGTTTAGCTATGTATGAACCTAAAAATCCTGTTCCTCCTGTAATTAATATATTTTTCATATTATTTAATTTATTTTTCTTATCATCCATCCAATCCCATTCTCTAGTGCTATTTATCATATTAACCTATTGTATTATAAAACGCATTTTGCTTTTCTTGCTTTCCAATATTTTTTGGATGATATAAACCAAATTTTTCTTCAGCTGGAAGATTTGCGAATTTTGTGTAACCTTTTAATTGTTCATGTACTGGTTTTATCCAATATATTTCTTCTTTATTTTGATATATTCTCATTTGCCAATCTGGAAAATTTACCCATCCATCTTCATTTAATTTCCATCCCCATTTAGCAACATGGGCATCTGTAATGCCTGCTACTGTATTTACTCTTGGAACCCAAAATGCTTCTGTATCTTCATTTGCTTCTAATATAAATGGTAAAGCCTCTATCAAATATTCATTTGGTATTTCATCTGCATCTATTTGGAATATCCAATCTCCATCACATTCTCTATTAAGAGTGTTTTTGTATTGAGCAAAATTTTTATTTAATAAACATTGTGTTAATCTATATTCATCAAATGGTCTATTTTCAAATCTTTCACATACTCCTACAACTTCATCTGTAACATTATCTGCATCCATTTGAACTACAACTTGGTCTTGTTGTCGTTTATGTTCAAATAGAAATGTTAATAATTTTTCTACTTCTTTATGTTCATTGCATACTGTAATTGCGTAACTTATTTTCATTGTGTATATTCTTGTTTTACGATAACATATAGTTCTTCTAATGCATCCTTAAAGTTGTCTTTATCATATGTTTTAGCATTGTCTACATCTAATCGACTTGTATGATATTCCTTTTCTTTTCCTAATACTGGATAGTTTAGTCTTTCATCTCCTACAATAGGAATAATTTTTGCAACTTTCCATGACCATGATTGTATAGATTCACCTTCCATATATAACATCCCACCTGGCATTTGCATAAATGTTGGATACCATGCTTTATCATCATCATCTATAAATTTACATTTAATCATTAGTTCTGTTAAATTTAATTCATAACCTTTTTGAAATTCAGAATTATCATCTAGATGTTCATGAGATGTAAATCCAGATTCCATACATAGATAAGATACTGAATTGTCATGTGGACTAGCTTCTTCTATTACACATTTATTATTTGTAATAGGTGATACTGCATCATAATCTAAATTTATATTTGTCTTTTTCATACACTAACTTTTTTTAATTCCGGTAATTTAATTTTATTATCTGTTTTTTTATTTAATTCTGGTAATTTAAGTTTAACAGCTGTCGGAACTACTTTTAAACCTTCATCAACTAAATTAATGAACAAATCATTCATTTTAATTAAACTAAAATTATCTTTTATGTATTGCGGCATTTTTCTAGATTTAGCTAAATATTGTTTATAATTGGTCATAACATCTAATAATATCTTTGCTGCATATGCATAATTTACTGTAAACCATTTTGAATCTCTTAAAATAAATTGATCAGATGCAGAACTATGTACCTGAGTTAATTCTCCTGGTAATAACATACAATAATCCTCATGTAAGAAATCTAATTGGCCGGACCATTTACTTGCTATTACTGGCTTTCCTGTTCTTGCAAATTCTGCCAATGGCCTTCCAAAACCTTCACCTTTTGTAAATGATATCATAGCCTTTACTTTAGGATGATTATATAAACTATTCATTTCATCATCTGATAAATCTCCATGCAATAAATAGATATTTGGAATATCATTTATATCATATGGACTTAATACTGATTGAATTTTGTCAATAATTGCTGTTTTATCAGAAATACTAAATGTAGCATGAGAACATTTTAAAATTAATCCTGGACGATTACGTGGTGATTTTCTTTTAAAGGCTTCACAAAATGTTTTTAACATCATTCCTACATCCTTTCTATCTTGACCGACATTACCTTTTAACCAATGACCAACAAATAAGTAACAAAAATCATCTTTAATGTCTTTTAATTCAGTGCTAACTTTATCTTGAATTGTATCTATCTTTTTATACACATTTAAATCAACACCTTCAAATAAAACTTTTATAGGCGTTGTTAATCTTAAATCACCTGTTTTTTGTTTTGTCTTTTCATCTATTTTATCATATACAGAATCTAAAAATCCTTTTTTTGAATGTTCTGATGTTGTTACAATTAGGTCCATATTATTAGATCCTTGTAAAAAATCATGAGAAACTATTGTTGTTTCTATTCCTGCAGTTATTCCAATATTATACTTTCCTACTTTTTTAAATTCATTAGGTACTGAAATTTGAATAAATACATCTGGTTGTTGAGTTATATTTTTACGTGCAATATGCTTTTGAATTTCTACATGTTCTGGGTTATCAGATTTCAATGCATCCATAGGACAATGTCCCCATGGTAATGATATAATTTCAATATTATATTTATCTGATTTAATTAATGCTAAAACTAAATCTCTTGTATGATTTCCATAACCTGACCTAGTTGCTACTGGTCCTTGTACTACTATATACGGCTTCATTATACTATAACTCCTGGTTTTTCAATTTGTTCCTTTTTTCCAACTTTATACATTGTAAACTTTTTACGTGGTGTCCATTTTTCCAGACATTCATTAATACATTCAATAAATCTTACTCCCATTTTTCTAGCTGAGTAGTTTGACTCATCTCCACATGCCCACTCATGTCCTGTCATACCACATTTATCTCTTTCTTCTTTTGACATATCATACCAATATTTAATTGCTTCCGCTACATCTCTAAAATCAACTCTATCATCAAAAATATATGGTGTCGATGGCGAACCTTGTAATGATCTATTTGATGGAAATACTGGTTTTGCCCATTTTGCATGTTCCTTAACTGTTCCATCATGATTAGTTGGAAAATCTGTTGTAAACTCTATCCATTTGCCATTTTCATCTTCAAATCTACAACCATCTTGTAATCCTCCTGTCACATTATTAACTATAGGCGTTCCGGTCATTAATGATTCTGCATGAGATAACCCAAATCCTTCATTACTTGCAATATTTATAGTTATATCAGACATATTATAATAAAAATTTAACTCACGAGTATTTACTGCTTTATCTGAAAATATAATATTATACTCTGGACAAATTGCATTTTTAACCGCTGCTAAATCTGTTCCATTGCCATCTGATATTTGAGTGTGCATAAATAATGCACATTTTTTAGCTTTTTCTTTTGGTAATGAATCACAAAAATGTTTATATGATAATATTACATCACCAGGCTGTTTTCGTCTAATGTTTCTGTTATTCCATAAAATTATAAAATCTAAATTATTAGTAGATTTGAAATTCTTTGTAAATTTATCATAGTCTTCCCAATCTGGATGTAATTCTGTTATTGGATAAAATCTAGATTCATTTATACCATGTGGTACCCATTGTACTGCCCAATCTGGTTTTGGTTGTTTACGTAATACATTTTTTACAATATTATCAGTTTGTCTTGATATGTTCATTATCAAGTCACATGACTCATAATATGGCTCATTCCAAAAAGGATAAGGTAAATCATCCCAAATGTTATAATACATTAAAGGAATTGTTCGTCTTATTTGATGTTCTATTGAATATAACCAGCCCCAAAATCTTGGATCTGTAAAATGTAAAATTGCATCTGGCTTTTCTCTATTTAAAATTTCATTCAATGTTTGAGCATTGCCATAACCAGTATGTGCATAAACAACTACTCTTGCATCTTGAACACCAGTATCTTTTTGTACTTCTTGTGATATGTCTATAACTTGTCCATGTTCTGGATGTTTAACTGCTGCGCCTATTTGAATCCAATCATATTTATGCACAGTTGCACATACAAACTCACGTGACATTGTTCCTATTCCGGAATGCATTCTCATGTCATCTGAAAGTAGTAATATTTTTTTCTTTTTTTGTATCTTTGTCGAATCAATTTTGTTCAACTTAGGTAACTTTATTTCCATTTAAAATCTCCGTATAACTTTATTATAAATATGCTTTTGTTATCTTAACCTTTCATTTTCTTGAAGATAAATTTGTCAATTGGCCAAAAAATTATAGCTCCTACAAATTGAAATCCAATTACTGTTTCTAAATTTGACCATCCTAATATATCTGAGAACAGATACATACATGGCCATGATACAATTATTCCTAATTGCCATTTTGCGTGATATGTTAAATACTTTTTCATACTGTTTTTTGATTAACTTTTAAATACTTTTTTCCTAACTCCTTAACTTCATAATGAAATCCTTGATTTGAATTTATATTACATATATCAACAAATTCATCTGCTGATTCTTGTGAATCAAATTCTAATGGGTCATTATCTCCATCTAACATTAACACTGGTAATGATTTCTTTTTTACCTCGTCATTAGATGTTGGATTATAATGATACTTGATAACTATATAAAATCTTTCCTTTCTCATGATATAATAGTAACTCTTTTATCTAATTTTTTAGCCTTTTTAATTGCACTCATACTTCCATTCGAATTAGATCCATTTGCAATAAATGCCATCATAACATCACAATCTTTTGCTATCAACATATTCCTGTGATGAAATTGTGATACATGATATGGTTTTTCATAATAAGTTTCTGTCATAGCTGAATGTAAATTTTTAACTGTATGAGCAGGATTAAATTCTCTATATCTAATTCCAAACTCTAATGCAAATTTTCTTGCAAATTTATCTGCACCATATTGTGCACCCCCTGAAATAATAATTAATTTATCGCCAAATCGTTTTTTCAATTCGGTTAAAGTATCTTTTATCTTTCGAGAATTTTCATATTCCCTACATCCTATTATTGCTACCTTCATCTATTCAGTAGGTTGACGTGTTTGAAGTATCATGTTTACTGTTTTAGCAAGTTCTTCTGCCTCTGCTATTTGTCTTACTAACTTATCACATTCAGCTACTATATTTGCATGTTCTGCAATACCAACTGTATTAGAAAGATAATTTTGCAGATTAGCTACTGCTTCTAATTTTTGCGCTTGATATTTAGCCATCAATGCGTCTATAATTTTTTGTTGCATAATTTTATTCTTTTATTCTATTTTTAACTGGGCATAAATCTGGTTGATCTTTAAATTCACACCATTTACAATTCTTATTATTCTTACCTGCACTTGCTATATAATTTCGATCTAAATTAAATGAACCATCTGCATGAAAACTTGAATCAACAAATGATTTAATAGAATGAGTTAATTTATTCCTAGTTGGCTTACCACTCGCTGGAGAAAATTCTGTTATTCTCTTTTGAGGAAACATAGCTCCGTCAATCAACTTACGTTTTACAATCATATATTTAATGCTAATCTTTTCAACATCAAACCCATATTGTTCTGCAAAGTACTTTTTATATAATACCAATTGAGATGTCTTTGTTTTATCTGCTTTTTGCCATTTATTCCATCCTCTTGTACTAGTTTTGATATCAATAATAGTTATCGTATCATCTCGCTTATCTCTTACAACTACATCTAAATAACCCAACATCATTACTTTATCATTTGTTTCATTAACCGGATGATAAATTGGAGTCTCTATTCCTATTAACTCTTCATTCTTTCTACTAAAATATTGTCCTCTTCTTCTCTTAAACCAATCTAGTATTGCAACTCCATCTTCATAAAATTCTCCTAGTTCAAATTTATTTGAAAAATGATTGCCCATCTTTTCAACTGCTTCTTTATATATTGAATACATTTGATCTTTCAAATAACCATGTATATCGATAGCATCAGCTGCCTTAACAGAATCATCATACATTACTGTTAAATAATGTTGTAATGTTTCATGCATGGCTGTTCCGAATACGGTATGGATTGATTGACTAAATGTCCGAAGATTTTTCGCATATGCCAATTCCCAATGTTTAGGACATTGTGAATACATTGAAAATTGTGAATAGGAAATCTTGCGCTCGTCTGGTAACGGCTCTCGTTTATTATATTTTAGGAACTTATTCATATTATTAAATATAAGAAAAATTATTCATAAAACCTAATTATTTGCCCCATTTTTTTGCAGAAACTATTTGAGCAATTATACCATATACTGATAGATCTTGGAATGTATCTAGTTCAGATTCTCCAACATTATCTTTATGACCTAATATAATTAATTGTTTTAATCTTTGTATTTTATCATTTATTCTAAACCATAATCCAGTTAATGATAATTTTACATCACCATCTGTTCTTAAATCAGTTCCTACTGAAATATTACCTGGTCCATAATTCTTTTGTTTCTTACAAAACAAAACATATTGATCGGCCATTATTTGTTTAAATTCTTTACAGGTTTCTGGATATTCTTTTTCACAATATCTAACTGCCTCATCATCCCATTCTTTAATTTGTTGTTGAATTTGATTGAATACTACTTTATGAGTTGGCTTTTCATCTACCCTTGGTGTATCTTTTATTGTTTTCATTTTAGTAACCCTTTTATTTCTTTTTCTTGTTTACCATACATTTTTAATAATGTAACCAAATTATCTCTCATAATAGAATCTTTTAAAAAATGTCCTATATATTCTTCAGCTTCTGACTTTGGAATTTTATAATGGTTGGCTATAATTTTAACTAGATCTTTATTATATTTATTCATCTTCTTTCCTTTAATGTATTTTGAAAACATTTTTGCTTTAGGCAGAAAATCTAAATACAATTGATACACATGTTTTTTACTTAATGGACCGATAGTATATTGCTGAAACATGTCAACTATTTCAATCAAATCTGGATTCATGGATAACCATCTGTTAATTAGATAAGGTGAAAATGATTTCTGCGAAGCCTCGTCTAATGTATTCCAATTAGTTTTTTTCCATGTAATATTTGCTAAATGATCAAATATTGTAGCTGTTTTATTTAATTTCTTCAATTGGTCTAAATTCTTCATTGATAAATCCACATTCATCACATCTAAATGTCGGTACTGGAACAATTTGTTCTTTACCAGTTTGTGATAATAGTGCTGAAATTCGTTTAAATGCGTTAACTGCTCTAAAATATTTACTTCCACATTGGTCACATGTGATATCTTTTAATTTTGATGGATCTAATCGTGATCCCTGCGGTTTACCATCTAAACCTACTAACTTTGCCATAATGGTCTCTTATTTTAATTCGTTTAATAATTTTACTATTGTAGACATGATATGTAATTCTTTATCGACTGCAAATGAATCCTGATATTGTGATTCTGCTAATATTAATATAACACCTGCTATATGACCTGTTGCATAACTATCTACTTCATCAAATAAATATTTGTGTAATGCGGAAAAGTCTTTTACCTTACTGTCATTAATTAATTGTCTAATGTTTTTAAATGCTGATTTCTTATCATCAGTTTTTATCATCTCAACTAGTTTGCTCATATAATTTGCTTGCATGACACTAGTATCATCTATTTTTAAGACTCCATTAATAACCTGCCTCTGACAGCCATTTAATACCCTTCTAATATCAGGATAGCCGGCGTTTATAATTGTAACAAGGTCTGTATTATCATATGACACTTCAAGTTCTTCTAATATTGATACAATTCTTTTTGCAACCTCTTTTTTATTAGGGGGAGTTATTCCAAATACCTGACATCTGGATTGGATAGGGTCTATAATCTTTTCAACATAATTACATGTTAATATGAATCTAGTTGTTTTCGAAAAGGTCTCCATTAAATTTCTTAATGCAGCTTGGCCATTAGGAGTCATATAATCTGCCTCATCTAATATAACAATTTTCCATTGTTTAAATCCAACAGTACTAGCATAACTCTTAATCTTAGTTCTAACCGTTTCAATATTATTTTCATCTGATGCATTTATATACATAATATCTGCATCTACATTATTTGCAATAATTTTAGCCAATGTAGTCTTACCTGTACCTGCTCCTCCATAAAATAACAAATGAGGAACATCTCCTGATTCTATATAAATTTTAACCTTATCAATTATATCTTCATTACCGACATAACCATCTAATGTACCGGGTCTAAACTTTTCTACCCATAATGTGTGTTCTTGATTTCCAAACATATTAATTACCTGTTGATCCAAATCCACCATCACCTCTATCCGTATCTGTTAATTCAGAAACTTCTTCAAGATCTATTTGTGGTATTGGAATTATTATTAATTGACCTACTCTATCTCCATCTTCATATCTTTTCATTCCTGCAAAATATGTATCCTTTTTAAACTTATATCTAAATACAACTTCTCCTCTATATCCTGAATCTATTACTCCAACACCATTTGCCAATCTCAAATCTGTTTTTGATATTGATGATCTTGGAAATAATAATCCTACATGTCCTTCTGGTATTTCTATTGCAATACCTGTATGATATTGAATAAAGTTGTGATCTGTATTTATTGTATGTTTAGTTGCAACCATATCTAATCCAGCATCGCCAGACTTTGCATATGATGGAATTGTCACCGTATCTACTAATTTCTTAAACTTTACTTTCATTATGCTGTTTGTAATTGTACTAAGTAATATGTAGATGAATAATCTTTACCTGTAAATGATACTCTTGCTAATCCTGCACTTGATACTTCTAATTTACCTGATTCTGCATCTTTATTTGATTGTAATATTTCCTTAAATAAAGTTGATGAAAAACAAATAACTGACATATCTGTACTACTTGGAGCAGCTACGTCAAATTTAATTCTATTAGTATTAATTGTCGAATAATTTATAATCATTTCAACTGTTTCATTACTACACTTAATACCAAAATTTTCAGATTCTGGTAATGCATTTTTGGCTTTAATAAACTTATTAGTAAAATCTTTAGATATTTCAATTGATGCATTCCAATCTGGTGTATTTTTTAGATCCGGAACTTGTCTTATAACTGATAGATCAGCTAACATGAATATCATATTAACATCTTTATCTTTAATCTTCATACTAACAGCTGTTTTACCAACACCATTTACTTTTACATCTAAATCATCACCTACTGCAGATAACATTTTTACTAAACTAGGAGTTGCATAAACACCTAATTGATGTTCTCCTAAATCTAAATTTGCATTAACTGTTCCTATTACATTTTGGTCATCTGTAATAAATTCTGTATGTAATTTTCCATCTTTTGCAATCCATTTTACTGATGTAGTTGCTCCGGCAAGATGATACCGGCCTACAAAATTTAATAATTCATTCTTTTTCATATTATTTCGCTTTTTGTTCAAAAAATTGGTTAAACTTATCTATATTAATTGTTGATATACTCTGTCCTCCAAATTTCTGATAGTATTGTTTATATTTTTCGTATGTCGTAATAGCTTTATCAGGATCTTCAAACATTTCATAAATGCTTTTTAACACTCCTGCTAAATTATTTGGAACAACATATTGAGCAACATCTTTATGAGCTGCTACTAATTTATTTACTTCTTTGATTGTATTTTGAAATACATGTACATTATGTAACACCATTCTTGGAACGGCATCTTTATTATATGCATCTAACATTCCCCAATTAAAATCTTTACATGCAGGACAATCTAAACTACATGGAACTAATTGATCAAGTTGTAAATCTGGAACTTTATCTTCTACTAATGGAGTAATATTTCCATCATCATCTTTTGTGCCTTTTGGCATGTATACATCTGTAAATGACAATTTCTTAAAATTATGAGAATGTAAATACGTCCCATATACAGGATATTGACCAGGTGAACTTGAATCTGTTGTAACAACAATTCTATTACCATAATGTTTATTCAAACATTTTTGTATTGTAGATAAAATAAAGAAATCTGATATTTTAGATATTCCTAACAAATGTAAGTATTCTAAATTTACCTTTTCAAATTCTCTATTTTTTAACATTAATGCTAATGCCCACATAAAATCAACCAATTTCTGCGGTCCTCCTATTGCCCATCCATTAAATTCAAAATGTTTAAATTTATGATACCACCATTCATATTCATTAGGATTTGAACCTTGTAACATATTTAAGTACTTAGTCTTACCTGATTGATGTTTTTCAAACCATGCAAAATTATCAAAACTAATATCTGCACATTTTGCAAATTGATTTTCATAAACTGTTTTAGGTGGTATATCTAAATTAGCTGCTACATCTGAATTGGCTTCTAACCAATGAAATATCTTTTCTCTTAAATCATCACTATACTTTAATGCACCTGTTGCAATCTGATAACCTCCTGAGTCACCAAACACTAATGTATCTTTACCTAATCCAAATTGCTCACGTGCATCCATTTTCTTATAATAATGACCCGCTGTTAACAGAAATGCTTTATGTCTAAATTTCTCTGGATAACTATCATCATAAAATCTACATGTTGTACCTGATGACAACTTGTCATCTTTTATTAATGATGATGCAAACCCTCCTGCTGATAAGGAAGGAAAATATATAAATTCTTTTTGTTTATTCTCCATCAAATAATACTTTTTTTAATCCATTACATGAAAAATAATTCTCATGTAAAAATGTTGTTAATTTGTTCAATTTTTTACTCTTTATTATTTCATCATATCTTGATATCCATATTTTTATTTCATTAACTAATAATTGTTTATGTCTTTTATATGAAGTCCAAGATTTTGTCCATTCACTAGGATATTTAAAATCATCGACATACATTTCTGAATAACTTAATCTATCTGGAACCATTGGTAATGCTCCAGCTAACGCTCCTTCATAACATGATATACCTAATGTTTCTTGAAGATTAGCAGAAAATACTATTTTAGCACTTTCTAATAATTTATGATATTGAGCCTTAGTAAACTCAAATTCTTGGCATACTATAAATTCATATTCAGGCAATTCTTTTGCTAAGTCTTTAAATATATTTAATTGTTTCTCCGGTGCAATCCTATGCGGAAATAATATAATATCCCTCTTTTCTACTGGAGTAAATGTATCTTCTAAATATTCCATTGGCCAACCTGTTCTAAACAATTCAATTTCTTTAAATCCAAAATTCTTTCTAAACATATTTAAATGATAATCAGATGCAAACCAATTATAATCTATTGCCTGAGCTAATGACTTTTCAAATGTCTTAACCCATTGACTATTAATCAATCTACCTAAAAAATCATTTTTATCATAATTACCTGCATGCCAAAATCCATGTATCATAATTGGAATATTTAATAATTGACTCATATACTTCAATTGAATAATAGTTGGATTCCATGCATCAGTATAAATAAAGTGATCGCCGTCTTTAACTTCCCCTTCACAAAACAATCTACTTATCTTTTCCATTTGAGCACTTTTATATATGTTAGTGCCACCAAAATTTAAAAATGCACCAGGTGTTGTTGCTTCTGGTATATCAATTGGTCCTTCAATAACTTCTATTTCATACTTATCATGTATAAGAGATTGTACTTCTAATATTTGTGGAATATGAGTTTTCCATTGACCAGTGTATCTACTCTCTACAGCTTCTAAATCTACTATCCAAATTTTATTCATATCTATCGTATTTATAATCATCAGGTGTAACCTTTTGCATATTTTGTATACTTGTACAATATAAACTATATGGAGCATGTACAACTTTTATACTATCATTTTTCTTTAATAACCCAACTTCTTTTAAAGAAATCATATACATGATATGAGTCTTGATTCTAATCATATCTGGAATATTATGTAACATAAGAGGTTCACATTCTAAGCTTATTGTTATACCTGTTCTATCAATAAATTTATTCATCCAATCCCAATTCAAATCACCTTTATCTTTTATCAATTGTTCTACTGCTCCAGAACAAAAATAGATATGAGGCATCTTTTCCATATCTACTCCTTTTACTGTAATGTCGGCTATAAATAATGTTTCAACATCTGTTAATCTGCCTTCACATTCTTTACCATACCAATGTTTTCTAAATCCTATCATATTAATTTAATATAAGAAATTTTTTGCAAACGACCTAATTATTTAACTACTTTTTTAGTATATCCGAATTTGGATTTACTGTCTCATTTAATTTGTTAATATCACTTGCAAGATAATCAAATCTACGATCGGTGGATGATACCCACCCGTTAATTCGATCTACATAATCTTTTTGTAAATCGTCATCACTTTTACGTAAATCAATTTCAAGCTTTTCAATCATTCGATCAAGTCTATTTTGAACATCCATTACTTCCATTTGAAGCATATCATGTTCTTGAGCTTTTTTGTTCAACCTAACCAAATTAATAACTGCAACTATTAAAGCCACAACTATTAATGTAATTAGCACTGTCATAATTATTTCCATAATCTTTCTCCTTTATTTAATTATTATTAAAATCATTAGTCGAATGCAAAAAATTTCCCTAAGTTATTATTTTCGGGGACCTTCCCCCATTTCATTGCACCATAAAAATCATTCAATTTGTTTGCAAATGCTGATTTGAAAACTTTATTATGATTAATATGCTGTTCTACAAATTTTTCTATTGGCACCGGGTCATCATATCCTTTTAATGCCATTGTTTCTAAACCCATATTGTTATTTGTCAAATATGTCCATTTAATTTTTTCACCATTAATAATACCACGAATTGTTTTTATCTTATGATGACGTAACATGTCATTATAATTTAAAGCAGATTTAACATGTACTGGCGTACCCTTCATTCTTACTGCAAATGGCTCATCGCCTTTTCTTGTATACTTTTTAACATTCTTAACTCCAATCGGAAACATCACTTCCATTAATGGTAATGTTTTCATATGTTCTTTAAAGTCAAGAATCTTTTGATCTAATGTTACCTTATCAATATCATTCAATATATCTTCTAATATCTGTGCCATGAACTTCCTAAATGATGGAGGAAAGGATGACCTAACAACATCTAATCCTTTCACATCTAATTTTGATACCGTATGACCTTCAACATTAATAATCCATTGTGCATATCTTTTTTTGGCAATCCATAAACCAGCCTTGGCAACATTTTCTTGTTTAATATCAAATCTATGAGTATCTACATTATGAAATCGTTTACCGTATATATCATATGACCTATTCATAAAGTCTTGGACTTCATCCGCAATTTCAATTGTTTTATCAGCCATCCATTTTTCATCTGTTATATCAAAATCCGGATACCTATGTTTAATGATTGGTAATGATGAAAAGAAAGTTGAATCTGTATCTGTATAAATACAATAATCTTTTTCTAGACCTAATTCTCTTATATAAAACTTATTTCCAATATCAGCTGTGAACTTAATCAATTGCTGTCCTGTACTTGTAATTGCAACAGCATTGTCTGGATCAAAAAATCTAAAACCAGGATTACCTAATACTCCATAAAATGAATTCAATAAAATTTTAGTTACCAATTGCATCCTATCAAAATATTCTGCTTTAACATCATCTCCTTCGGCTTCATATTTCTTTCTTAAATTTTTATATTCAACTCTTTCATTAAACCATTTATCCAATATACTTGGCAGAAATCCTTTAATTTGAGTATCATATACAACACCATTAGCGGCAATTGAATATTTATTCTTTTCTAAATATTCTCTTAAGTCTTGACTAGTTTCCCAACCATTCCATTCATCAGAATAATGTTGTCCTTTATTTTTTACATATGCATGGCCATTAAACTTCTGTAATTTAGTTACTTTAGTTTCTGGAGAAACATTCAATGTCATGATGATACTAGGATACAGAGATGTTAAATCGAGGTCGTAAACCCACTTATATCTACCTGGATTAGGTGCCTTTACATATGCTCCTAGTAACTCTAATGGTTCATCTGATTTTCTTAATTTTCTACTAGGAGAAACAATATCTAATCGTTTCAAATATGTTAAAGCAGCTCCATCTAAATATCTAGTTGGAAATAAAAAATCTTCATATGGAACATGTCCTTTATGACATATACTTCTAGCCAAATCCATCAACTTCATTTTTTGATCTATTTCCCATACCAAATCAACATCATTCATGTTGTAATCAATATAACCTTGTATATCATCTCTCATCAAATCATTTAATGAGCCTTCATATTTCATCTTACCTTTACCTAATTCTTTTTGTGATATAGCTTCAAGTGAATAACTTGATTCTTGATTATAAGTAAAGTTCTTATAAAGTGCCATATAGTCTAAACATGATACACCAGATATTCTATATCTATTTCTATGTTTTAGCCAAATAACATCATTAATTGGAGATAACCCTCTTGCTTGTTTTTCTCCTAATATCCTTACCATTCTATTGTACAAGTATGGAATATCAAAAAAGTCTATATTCCAACCAGTTATTAAAGTAGGTCTAATTTCTTGATACTTGTTTAAAAATCTAGCTAACAATATTCTCTCATCTGAGCATGAAGTAACTTCATATCCGGGCTGTACAACATTATCAACAACTTGATCTTTATCTAAAATCCATACACATCTTTGCTTACCTGCTTCATCAAATATTGCAATTGATGTAACTTCATTTTCTGCCTTTTCTGGTGTTGGAAACCCGGATTCGATATCTACTTCAATATCAATAAACAATGGAGTATGTCCTACTGATGCTTCATCTGAATCTGTATACATATCAATCAATGTTCTCATTTCTGGATTGATATCAACTTCATATAAACTTCGATCACCAGGATCTGGATTGTAAACCTTTTCTACTTGTTTGCCATCTAATGCTACAAATTTACCGTAATTTGATTTACGATAAGCATAAGGCTTATAATCTACTTCAATATGACCTTTTTGGTCATCCCATATGTGTACTTTATTAGTACGTTTGTGATATGCTATTGCTTGATACATTTAAACTAGTTCTTCAAAAATTCCTAATCCTTCACTTAATGCTAAAACAATAACTGCTGTTGTTATATCAACTGTTAGTAAAATATAACCAAATATTCTAACTCCTGATTTGATAAAACTAATCAATTGATGTTTTTTAGCATCTGGATATGCTATTAATGATTTTATTCGTCTAGATTGTGCTTTTGCTTTTCTCATAACTTTTTCTTTTTATTATATATAAAGATAAGGAATATATTTCATATAACCTAATCTTTTTCAATTTATTTTATAAATGTTTCTATAATTTCTTTTTAATGAATTATCATCTAATCCATAACCTACCACCCATTCATCATCTATTTCAAAACAGAAATGA